CGTGCTGGCACTCGGGCGAGCAGAAATCGTGCACCGAGCCAGTCGCCTTCGACTTCTGTCTCTCGAAGGTACTGCTGCACTCATCACATTCAAGTTCTACCCAATCCCGGAGGTTTTCTTCCTGCCACTTCGCTTTACATTCGGTGTCGCAGAAGTGGCGGTCGTACCAGTCCGTCCGAGACATCTTCACGCGCTTGGTTTCGCCACAGTGGGAGCACTCGATGGGTGTGCCGGCGAGGCTTTCTCCGTGAACCCGACTGTGGTGGATCTTCATCGCCCGTTCGCTGTCGAACTGAGCGTCGCACGTCGGACAGGCAGAAGCTTCAGTATCGTCCGAGTCTGAGGTTGACATGCTCTTGGTCCTCCCAAGAGCGCGGTCGGTGGTCGAAGCACCGGCCGTTTTTGGAGAGGCAAAACCGCGCTCTTTGAGAGGTTTGTGGGTCTGTACCCACATAATCGTGTTCATGTGGGTCAGCCCCAACTTTCAATGTCAAACCGCTGGACTGAACGATACTTGTTCAACGACTCGTCCCAGAGTGGTTCCGGCGTCCCGCCGGTTTCTCCGAGGGCGGTCCAGCCGCCGACCTGCGTTGTTAGCACTGCGCCGACCTCGTCCAGCAGTTCGTCGTGCCAGACCACACCCCGTGCCTTCAGCGTCTGGCTGCGAACACGGAGCTCTGTCTGGACGGTCATGTTCTTGCGCTCCTGCAGATTCTCCCGCGTCGACGAGCCGGTGATCACGGCCACGCTCAGCGCAGCGTCCTGGTCGCCATCGCCGAGGAACGGCGACGGCACGATCACGTCAGTACCGTCGTCGATGCTGTCGACCTGCTCCAGCCGGTCGGTGAGCGCCGTGTGACTTCGGAGCCGGTCAAGGACGTCGCCGCGGAGGTCTCTCACTCGCCCCGAAGCGCGGTCAGACTGACTCATCGTGGTGCTCCGCGACCGGACAACTGCCGGCGGGATGTTCGCAGTAACCGCCGTTGGTGGTCTCGGCACCGCAGATTTCGTCGGCCTGCGCCATGCGATCGGGCCAGCGCCGGCGTTCTGTTCGGGTCGGCTCAAACAGGTCGCCCTGTTCGATCCGCTCGCCAGTACCGTGGCGAATCCGTGGCGTTGGATGCGTCCAGCAATAGATCATGATGTGACCTCGTCGCGAGCGTCTTCGAGTGCCTGCTCAACGCGCTCCTGGATGTACTCGCGCTGGGATTCGATCGCCGGGCGGAGGTACGGCCAGCCGACTTCCTGAAACCATGCGTATTCGACGTCCGACCCCATGATCACCTTGACCTCCGTTTCGACGACTCGCTTCGCGATCCAGTCCAGGCTGTCGCGTAACTCTCCGGTATCAACGTTGACGAGTTCCTGGGCCTCCCGGATAATCGCCTCGCCGATATCGTCAGCCGCGGCTTCAAGATGATCCGGGAGAACCGACTGAAACTCCCGGAGTGCTGCAGCCTGCTCCTCCGGCGAGTTGTGCGTCCACTCGAGTTCGGCGTCCATAATCAGAGGTCCTCCGTCTCGACGACTGTCTTCACCGGTCGCGACCGGCGGCCGTACACTTCGATTACAGCCCGGATCTCAAGGTCGTCGTAGTCGGCATGGCCGCCGGACAGCGCTGCGAGGGCCACAGTGTCTCCCTCGGAGAGAATAGTCGCCAGGTCTCCCCGAGCTTCGACCGCCGGGGACCTGTTGACGTCCTCCCCCGTCGAGCGTCGCTGCAGGTCGACGCCGTTGGGGTGGAAGCGGACGTTCTTCGGATCCTCCTCGGCGGTGCCACCGATGACGTCGACGACGTCGTAGACGGGGCTACCGTAGTCGTCCTCGCCGACTTTTTCTTGTCGCGTTGCCATCAACTCGTGGGTCGGGCGGATCCGGCCTGGCATGGGTTACTCCCGCGTTTTCGGGACGCCGATCGACGCCGTTCGGGTGTCGACGTTGTCCAGCGTGTTCGACGTATCCTTCCTGATGGCCTTCCGGCCGAGCGAGGTCTCGTCGTACCCACCTTCCCGTTGCGTCGGGGCAACGTAGGTGGCAGACGAGCCATCGGACAGCGTCTCCGAATCGACTTGCCGAAGTTCGTCGATCCCCGAGGACAGCAGTTCGTGGCCGGCGATGTACCGCTCGATCAACCGGAGGCGATCCTCAGAGAGGCCGGTATCCGCGAGGAGGTCGTTGACGTCCATGTGGGCCGGTTCAACGCCGACCGTTTCGATGATCGTGCCTGTCAGGCCCTCGATGGAGTGGCCGTCCAGTTGCAGTTCGGCACGGACGGCGTCGCCATCGGTGCGATACGAGTCCCAGTTGACGGTCACGGATCAGCCCTCCAGTTCGGCGATCCGGTCTTCGATAGCGTAGACGGCTGTCGTCCGCGGACTGCTGTCCTCACTCTCGGCTTCGAGGATCGTCTTCAGCAGTTCGACGTCGTCGACGTCCTGGACACGCTCCTCGAGTTCGGACACGGTCAGGTCGTCCGGGTGCGGATCCAGATCCGTGACCGTCAGGTCCGTGTCTTCGCTCTCGGCATCAGCGTCAGGGCCGTCGTCCTCGGCGTCGTCGCCTTCATCTGCGCTGTCGCCGTCGACGGGGGCGAGTGTCCGCGGGTGCTTCTCCAGCGTCTTCTCTCGAACTTCGAGTTCGTCACCGCGTTCGTACTGTTCGCCGTCGTACCGGAACTGCGCGCCGGCGACGCGAACGAATACCGTGTCTCTCATCGGGCACCTCAGGCGTTGATGCCCGTCATCCGGACGATGCCGCGAACGCCGTCGGGGCTCCGGCGGACGAACGGCGTCCGACTCGAGAGCGTCTTGTTCCGGAGGCCGAAGCCGCCGTCGACCTCCCAGTTCGTGTTCGTGACGCCCTGAGCGGTGACGATCTGGAAGTACCGCGGGTCGTTGAGCACCATGATCAGGCTGTCGGCGTCCAGGCGCGGAGCCGGCACCACGTTCAGATGCGGGTACTTCCGGTCGATCCGCTCGCTGATCGGCTCGTCCGTCGCGCTGGTCTCGTAGTCCTCACGGGTGTACTCGCCCCAGAGCTTCCGGGGGACAAACACCCAGCCGCCGACTTCGGACGGAAGCGGGACGTCATCCTGATCGATGACATCGGTCTGATCCTCCACCGTGTTGTGGAGTTCCTTGAAGTCGTCGAGGATGTTCTCGGGGTCCGAGAGCCAGCCAGCCGAGCCTGCTGCCTGCAGAATGAGGTTATCGTCGGTGTCGAGCCCGGTGACCGCCAGAGTGCCGCGCTCGGTCTGAATCTCGCGGCCCTCACCGCCCCAGAGCATGTTGTGCTCCGACCGGTTCAGCGCCCGGCGGGCCTCGCGCCCGACCGAGGGGTCGAGGTCGTCGCCGAACTGCTGAGCGTTCTGGAACTCTCGGGAGTCGAACTCGTAGTCGACGTGGTGGATCCACAGCGGAACGCCGTGCAGACCGTGGGCCGGCATCTCCTGCGTGCTGCGGGCCCGAGCGTTCATGCTGACGTCGGCCTCCATCCGCTGGGCGCGGAGACGGTCGAAGTAGGCGTACCGGAACAGGCTGGTGGAGACGCCGAAGCCTGCACCGATGAGCTGGTCGATGACCGTCGACTCGACGAACTGGTCGTCGAGGATCATGTCGGCGTACTCCTGCCAGGAGTCGACAGTGATCGTCGAGTCTGCGGTCAGCTCCGCCTCCGGGCTCTTGATGCCGACAGCCTGGTCGAGCTGATCCCAGGTGTCGGGCCCAAACGGCGACTGAGCGCGGATCTGCTTCCACGCCTTGTTTCGAACCCCCTTCACGGGGTTGAACAGTGCGGTCTCGTGCAGTCGCGACCCGCCGGTGTCGAGATCTTCGGCCGGGACGCTGTCCTGCGGGGTAACGTTTGCAGTTGTCATGGGTCGAATCAGTAGAACTCCACGAGAACGTGCGTCGGGGGGTCCCCGTCGCTCATCGTAACGTCCTCGTCCTGTGCGATCGTCGCGACGGTCTCGGTCGGCGTGCCATCGGTGACTTCGAGGTAGCCGTTCGAGTTCCAGCCGAGGTCATCGCCTTCCTGGTATGTGTCGTCGGTGGCGTCACCGTCGACGTCGGCGTAGGCGACCAGGCCCCGCACCTTGGTGTGGCTCTGGCAGCCGATCGTCTCGACGTTCGCGTCGACTGCGAACGTCTTTTCGAGCGGGCTCTCGTCGTCGTTGATACCCCGACCGCCGGGGTTGCGCTGCTCGCGAACGATTCGCTTGGTCTTTGCGTCCACGCCGGCAGCATCGAAGCCGCCACTGCCGCGGACGACACCCTGGCCGGGCTCGAGTTCTTCGTTCGCGGTCCCTTCCTCGTAGTCCTCAGCGCCAATCGCCTGGGCGAGGACGGACGTGTCAGTGTTGAGTGGTGCCATGTGCGGTCACCTCAGTGGTCCGCGACCCCGGTGCCATAGGCATCGACGTCTTCGTCGTCGGTACTGTCCGAGCCCGTCGGGGTGGCGCTGGCCGCGAGACCCGCGGCACCAGGGAGCTGCGATCCGGGCGTCCCGGTGACGCGCTCGTGTTCGCGATCGACGACCTTGTCCGCGGAGGCCATGAGGTCCTCGCGGTCCCCTTCCTCGTAGTCGTCGCTGTTCGCGATGATCGCGTCGACCTTCTCGCCCTTCGTTTGCTGGGCGGTGACCTGCTCCGTCAGGTCGTCGACGTTGTCCTCGGTGACGAAGCCCTGGTCGCGCAGGGCGCTCCCGAGTTCGTCGACGGTCATGTCCGCGATCGTTCGGTCGTCGTCGTCCGACGGATCGTCGTCGTGGTCGTCGTCTGCGTCGCTGGTGCTGCCGCCGTCGCCGCCATCCGTGGCGGCCTCGGCGACGATCTCGTGCGTCTGTTCGAGCAGGCCGTCGCCCATCTCGGCGACATCGTCCTCGTCGAGCGAGGAGTGCGCCGTGATGAACGTTCGGTACTGCTTTCGAGAGTCGTCGTCCATGCTGGATGAATCAGAGTCTGCATCCGCTGGGGATTCCGCCCCTTCGTTGTCTGTCGATCCGCCCTCAGCAGAGAACCTCTCGGCGTCGACGTCGCCCGGCGAGAGGCCGAGCGCACGGAGCGTCCCGTTGACGGCACTGCTGACGAGGCTTTCCTGGTCAGAGGTCCCACCCTCGTCAGCCGATGCCGTCAGTTCGTCGCCGATCGCGTCGGCCGTGAGCGACGCCAACGCCTGGCTCGGCCCCCACTCCGCGGTGTTGCTGAGCGAGTCGCCCTTCGATACCACGGAGAGGTCCCGGAACTGGATGTTCCGGGCGATGTAGGCCCCGGTCTCCGGATCCTTCGCACCGAGCTCGAACGTCGGGTGGACGGAAACGTCGTAGCTTCCGGCCTGAACGCCCTGGGCGATCTCCTCGTCGTGGGTCGTCGCCTCGTAGCCGACGCCCTCGGCGTCGTCGAGCCAGCCGGCCTTCGGCACCTTCCCAACGGTCTCGTCGGTCGGTGGGGGGTACACCGGTCGGCCCTGGTCGTCCTCGGGGTGGTCCTTCGTCAGCGGTTCATCTGCCTGAGTCTCGGCGGCCTTGCGCAGTTCATCTTCAGTGAACAGGACAGGTGTCCCGTCTTCCATGTGCAAGATGTCGCCCGCCGCGACGGCGACGCCGGAGAACCGCCACGGCGGGCCGTCATCCCCGTCGCCGTCGCTGGCGAGCAGCTGCGCTGTCCGCGCCGAGACGCGGAGGTCGTGTGTATCAGTCATCGTCAGGAGTGCTCCAGAACCTCGCCCCTCACCGCGCGATTCGGTGGACGTCACTCGGGGGTCATCGGGCTGGCATCACAGGTCGGCGTCGATCACATCCGTCACCCGCCACCGGCACCGGCAGTACTGGTGGACGGGGATCGGGTCCTCACTACGAGCGCGCTCAAGCGTCCAATCCTGGTCGGAGAGCGCTTGGCACTCCTCGCAGACGCGGTCATCGCCAGCCGTGATCCACTCGACTTCGGTGGTGAGGACCGGCTTGACCTCGTCGGAGACCGTCTCGTAGCTCGTCAACTGAGTCGTCGAGTAGGTATTGACGATCTCACCGGCGGCGTCTGCGGTCACCCGTGACTTCGCGACGCTGGCACGCTCGGTGATGTCCTCAACGAGAACGCTGACGGAGATGCCCGCAGCCATCCCCGACGTCGCCAGCCGGCGGACTTCCGAGCGGTAGGTTGCGAGGTCTCCGGCGACCTCACCCCGCAGGCGCTCCCGAGCAAGTGCGATGTCCTCCTGGACGCTGGAGTCCTGGAAGGTGTCCTCGGGGTCGGCGACGTCCAGGTTGTGTTTTCGCAGATCAGCAGTGGCGTCTTTGACGCCGCGGCGGGCCGCCTGCTCGATGAACGGATCAACCTCACCACGCTCGATTTTCTTCAGGATTCGGTCACCGCGCTCGGCGACGAACTCGTCGAGCCGACGAGCGCGTTCGTCGGGCGAAAGGTTCCCCCAGCGACTCAGCTGGCCATTGCGAAGATTGAGGGCATCTTCATCTTTGACCAGTCGTCGGACCTCGGCGTTCAGCTCTCCGAGGCGGCCCCGAAGCCATCGAGACAGTTCTCGCTGGACGGTCGTCGTCGACGTCGGGTCTGCTCTCCCCGGCTCCTCAAGTTGGTAGTCATCCGCCGCCGTCAGCGACGCCTCGTGGCCGCAGGCTCGACAGACACAACCCTCACCGTGGCGATTCAGCGCCGGCTCCACGCTACTGCTCACCGTCATCTTCCTCCCTCACGATCACTGGCGTACTCCGCAGTCATCTCCTCGACACTTCGAGCGTTCGCACCGGCAGCGTCGATGTCCTCGAGTTCGGCAAGATCCGACTCGACAGTATCTACTTCGCTCGGGAGTGTTCCATCGTCGACGTAGTCGACACGCTGCTGGCGATCGAGGCCAACGTCGCGTAAGAAATCCAGAGTTTCCGCTCGCGTTTTCTCGATGTCCGCTTCGTCCTTCTCACTCGTCTCGTCGAGAGCCTGCCACTCGACCTGATAGCCACCGCCACCCGGATCCGCCACGATGCTGGTGAACTCGCGCAGCCGATCGATCGTCGCGCGGACGATCTGCGGCTCTATCCACCCGTTGCGACGCTGGGAAGCCCTTCCGTGGGCCTCCTTGAGGTCCTCCGTGGTGGCACGCTCACCGGTTTCGTTGCCTTTGATCACCGACTGCGGGATGCCCGTCTGCGCTGAGAGTGCCTCGATGTTTGGATCGGTCACCAGCGAGGGGTCGATGTCCTCCCCGCCGAGGCTCTTGACGTCGTCGGCGCCGTGGGTCCGCAGTACGTTCTCGAGGCCATGCTGCCAGCGCTGGAGGTGTTCGTGGAGTTCATCGCCGTCATCCTCCACATCGAAGTCCTTGTCGATGTTGATGTTGATGCCCCACGCGGCCGCCCGGTAGGCGAGTTGGCCGGCGGCGCCGAGCGCCTTCTCGATGTCGATCAGGTTGTTGTAGACCGGACGCTGCCGTTCGACACCCCGGATCTCGTCGTCAAGGAGTTCGTCGCTTGGGATGTGGATGACGCGCTGCCAGTCCACCCACACCTCCTCGGGGCCCTGGTGGGAGATGACGCCCTCTTCGTTCTCATTCTCGTTTTCGTCGGAGAAGTCGAGTTTATACTCGACCGGCTCCCCCCAGCGATCGGTCCCCACGGCGCCGAGCTT